AAGTAGCAGCGCTTCTCCCACAGGCTGGCAGCGACTGGTGCTTCGAGGGTGTCGAGCACGCTGAACACCGGATCCCACTCAATCTCCACGCCCTTGAAGAACAGGCCGGTGCGAGCGCCGGTGCCGGTGGCAACGTCGATCGTCTTGGGCTTGCCCGCCTCGGTGTTCTGCGTGAGGGTCAGCAGGTTGGCGTACGTGTCGATGAAGGTCGAGCCGGCGATGATCTTCGTGGGCGCACCGCCGTTGCGGATGCACGAACGCCATGCCGCTTCCATCGTGGCGCGCAGGGAGCCTGCGGCCACCGCACCGGCGAAGTAGTTGCGCCAGTAGGTCTTGGTGGCGGCGTTGATGCCGCCCACGGTGCCCACAGCAGGCGTGCGCGACACCAGTGCATCCAAGCCCACCACCGCATCCGCGCTGGCCGTGCCGTCGCGGTGAAGCTCGATGTCCAGCTTCTCGATGAAGCCGAGCTCGAGCGCTTCCATGTGCTCGGTAAGGATGTTGTAGAGGATGACCTTCTCGTTGGGCTCCAGCACCAGCTTGCCCTTGCTGGCCGGGTCCGGATCGACCCGGATGCCGGCTGCGAACAGCATGTCCCAGTCGAGGTACAGGCCGTCCAGGGCCACGCGCCACGGGAAGCTGGCCTGCGCCACGGTGGAGCGTTTGTTGAAGGAGCGGGCGGTCTCGCCGAACGACCATGCGAAGTTGCTGCCGTAGCCTTCGCGCACGTTCTCGACGGAGAACTGGCGAGCAGGCAGCAGGGTCTTCTTGGAGCCCATCAGCCATTTGATGAGCGGGCGGTCGGTGCCGATCTGATCGACCGGGCGGTTGCGCATGTAGTTGTCGAGCGCGGCGACGGTGACCGTTGCAAGGTCGGGTGCGGAAATGGGCATGACGCCTCCTGTGCAAAGTTGTTGAGCTCTGCACGCCACCCACCGCACCCTGTGGTTGAGGCTTTTTGCTGGTGCTGTCCTGCCGGCGGTGACCTCGGCTGCAACCTGGTGGACGGCACCTGCAAGGTGCTGAAGGCCGCGACCCCTTCTTGCTTGCGAATTCCTCGGCGTGTGCGCCACCCCTGAAGCGCCGGATGCGATCCCGGCTCTCGACTTACCTCTGGGGCGACTGCGGGACGGAGTGTCGGCCGCGTGTCAAGCCGCCCGGCCAAAAAGTGACGCGGGCGGCTTTGGCCTTCAGAGCCCGGCTGCCTCGAACGCGCTCTGCACCGCGTCCATGGCGCTCGCCGGCTGGGTGGTGATGCGCGCGCCGCTGGACACGTTTCCGGGACGCAGCGGTTGCGGAGAAGGCGCCGCGGCAGGCGCAGGCGCTGCCGGCGGCGTGAAGGCGTCGTACATCATCAGGACGGCGGCCTGCCACTGGTGAGGTTCGTAGGTGGTGACGAACTGCTGCAGCTTCACCGGGTCGGCCAACTGGCCCTTGATGAAGGCGACCTTGGCCTCGTGCCCGGGCTGGTGCTTGCGTTGCTCCAGCGTGGCGTCCATTTGCGTAGCGGCTTGCTGGACCGTGGCCTGGAACTGCTGGAAGTCCTGGGTTTGCTGCTGGGTGCGCTGCGCCGTCTGGTTCTGCGTGCGAAGGCGGACCATCTCCAGGGCGTCCTCGCGCGACAGGGTCATGCCGTCCACGCGCGCCTTCAGGTCCGGGTGCTGTGCCAGCAGGTCGACGCCGGCAACCTCGGTGCCCAGGCGCGTGGCGATGTCGGCCCGCAGGCCCTCGATCTGCTGCAGCGCGCTCTGGAGTTCCTGTGGGTTGCTCGACTTGTACAGCCGGCCCAGGGTCAGGACGGTGTTGAACTCCTCGGGCGCCAGGCCGCTGTCGCTGACCATGCGGCGCACGCTGTCGAGCTGCTGCGTGGCCTCGGTGGCCCGGCGCTCCAGCTCCGGCACGGCCTTCACGCGGTCGGTCAATTCAGTCCAGCGTGCCTTCGCCCGCTCGGTGATGCCCTCAGGCGGCGTCATGTCGAATTGGCCAGGGGCTGCAGGCGCACCTGCTGGAGCTGCGGGCGCTGCAGCTGCCGGCGCAGGAGCAGCAGGTGCTGCTGGAGCCGCGCCAGCGGCAGGCGCAGGCGCTGCCGGCGTGCCTGCGGCGGCAGGTGCTGCGGCAGGATCGGTGCCGACTGCATCTAGGAGCGTGTTCAGGCCCTGGAAGGGGTCTGCTGGCGCGTCAGCGGCTGGAGCTTCGGCGGGCGCGGCGGCCGGCGCCTCGGCCGCATCGGCATTGGCGTCCGGGCTGGGTGCGGGCGATGGAGCTACGCCACCACCGGCCGCGCCGGGTTCGTCGTTGAAGAATCGTCGGATGAGGTTTTTGATGTGCATGGTGTCCTACTGCAGGGTGGCAGGATTTGCCAGGGCTGGGCCGCCTGGCGTCGGCATGCCCGGCTGGGCGCCGGGGATCGGGGGAGCGCCAAGCGCGGGCTCTGCGGGCTGCGCTGCTGGCTTGGCGGGGAGGAAGCGGTCGACGTCGATCGTCTCGTCGAAGCGTGCGGCGGTCTCGCGCACCAGCTCGCGCTCAGGCGTGCTGTCACCGCCCATGGTGTCGATCTGGCGGATGGCCATGACCATTTCGCGGATGAGGGGGAGCGCGCGCGTCCAGGTCTCCTGCGCCTGCAGCTTGTTCGGTGCCGCAGTGGAGCCGGCCCGGATCTTCATCATGATCAGGTTGAAGACCGTCTCCGGCGAGGCCTGCGCCGGCCACTCGTAGGTGGGCGGCGGCGGCGGCTCAGGCTGGGGCATGGGCGCACCCATGGCGGCGCTGGCCATCGCCATGATCGGGTTCGGCGGCTCCGGTGGCGTGGGCTGCGGGCCCATGATGGTTTCGACCATGGCCGGCGTCATCGACAGCAGGCACACCTCGCTGGCGAACTGGGCAATCTCCGTCAGCCAGTCCTCGATCTGGTCGCGGAACTCGGCCACACGCGCGGCGAGCGACTGGTCCGAGATGGCTGCCTCCGTGGCGGTCTTTGCCTGCACCACCACCGAGCGCGCGGCATCCTGCAGGCCTGACACCATCTCCCAATCGTTGCGGATCGGGCTGGTGTCGTAGACCGCCGGGTCGATCGGCAGCTGCACCGCGACTTCCACTTGGCTGCCGAGTGGCTGCCCGCCTGTGTCGATTGACACGAACTCGCCGATCTCCGGGTGCACGCGCTTCGTGATGGCCTTGTCGGGAACGTCAGCACCCACGATGTAGTGCGGCCGGATGTTCTTGCGGACCTCAGCGAACTTGTCGCGCGTCTCGTTGTGCTCGATCTGCAGCTTCTCCAGCACGTCCACCATGCTCTGCGCCACGAACTCGCCGTCGACCGACTGGAACGGCAGCAGAAAGTAGGGGTACCAGCGCTCACCCAGGCGCTCGGGGTGATAGGGTGCGCGCGCGAACTTCGATTCGATGCCCGCCACCATGGTGTAGATGGTGTTGTCGACCTTGCTCCAGGCCTCGTACACCATCACCATGGGGTCTTCGCCACCAGCCACCAGCGCGGCCCCGGCGTACATCCCCCGGCGCGGGGCATCGTCGGTCACGTCCTTGCCCACCTTGAAAGTGGTGGCGCGGTCCAGCAGGCTCGCCCCGTCTGCCCCGGTCAGGTCGGGGAACAGGCCCTTCGCCTTGGACCTGCGCATGGGAATCTTCTCGATGAGCCAGTCGCCCATGGCGTAATCCCAAATGTCCTCCACGGCCGGATCGGGCAGCAGCCGCTCGGTGCGCACCATATCCATGGTCAGGCCCTCGGCGGCCACCACCTCTCGCTGGGCCTCCAGGCCGGCGATGGCCTGCTCGAGCTCGCGCTTCTGCGCCTCCTGGTCGCCGCGCTGCTCGGGGTCTTCAATCTCGGCCAGCAGCGCGTCGATGTGCGCCAGGTTGTCCTGCGTGTCCTCGATCCGCGCCTTGATGATCGGGTCGACCTTCATGTCGCGCTGCCACTGCACCTTGACCACGCCAAAGCTGCAGGTCATGGCCGCCTTCACTGCGCGCTTGGCCTTCTGCTTGAGCTTGGCGTCCTCCAGCATGGTCTGGGTCACCGTGCTCACGGTGTCGGCGAACAGGCGCAGCGGGCGCGACTTGTTCGTGGGCTCCCCCGACATTTCCGGGTTCTTGGCGTAGACCTTGGACAGCACCACGGAGATGGTCGAGGCGATCAGGTTCGCCCGGTCCTTGTTGTACGCGGCGGTGTCGGGCTCGGCCTTGTCGTCGATGCCGCGCACCACC